CCAAACAAGTATGCTGATAGATTCTTTAGGCCAACGTCTACTGTTGGCACTCCAGGCTCATTGATTCCTAGCAATATTGTGGGTCAGTCTTTTGATCCAAGCTTTGCGGCAAGCTTTACGCCACCACCACAGCCACCCGGCAGTGTTTTTGGTGGGTATGGCCAGCAAGCACCGATGGCAGCGTTGGCTCCATATGCAGGCATGGCGCAGTCTCAGCCTATGCCTACGGACTTTTTCCCAAGTTATGTACCAAAGCCTGCGCCGATTATTGAAACGGTTCAAAGGCCTGAGCCTAACCGGCCAACACCTAGACCTGATGCAAGACCTGTGATGGGTGGAGGAAGCGGTCGCATGATGGGTGGCGCGGGTATTGATAGAGGTTTTGGCAGAGATCAAATTAATTATGGGGAATTTATTCCATAGCGTTAAATGGATTCAATATCTCTCGCGGCCTACATTTATAAGAAGATAGATCAGTATGAGGAGTCTCATATTGATTACATAACCTCTGGCAATATCAAGGATATGGAGGACTACAAATTTGCGATGGGTGAGTTATCGATGCTTCGCACCCTTCGTGAGGAACTGAAAGAAGCGTTGCATATTGAAGGAGATCCCCTCGATGAGTGATCTATCACTAGATTCCATCGCATCAAAACCGTCCGTTACGGATGCATATGTGAGTGAACGGGTTTTAGACCCATCCGTGCTTGATTCAAGTTTGATCGAAAGAATGCCTGAACCTTCTGGCTGGAGACTTCTTGTGCTCCCGTACAAAGGCAAAGGTATGACAGACGGCGGCATACAGCTGCTTGAATCTACGGTGAGCAAGGAAAATCTTGCTACATCGATTTGTTATGTTCTGAAAGTTGGGCCATTGGCTTATCGTGATCTAGATAAGTTTGGTAACGAACCTTGGTGCCACGAAGGCGACTGGGTTCTCATTGGTCGTTATGCAGGCGCTCGATTCTCTTTGGAGGATGACCACGAGGTTCGCATCATCAACGACGATGAAGTAATCGGAACAATTCTTGATCCAGACGATATCAAATCAGCATAGGTGAAAAACAATGGCCGAAGAAACATTGAGTGAAGCTTTATCAAAGCTTGACGATGACAACATAAACAGCGCAGCACTGCCTGAAGGTAAGCGCGTAGAAGAAGAAGTTCAGGACGATGCCACTTACATAGAATTTTCTGAAGAAGAGATGGAAGACATCTCGCCTGTCACGGAAGACTCTGTGCAAGAAGACTTTGAAGCTCCTGAAATTCAGGACGAAGAAGAGCTATCTGAAGCAGAAGTAAGAGCTCGCACTGCTCAGAATCGCATCAATCAAGCAGTTAAGCAGGCAAAAGACTATCAGCGCAGAGAGTTGCAGGCGCTTCAGTATGCGAAAGAACTGCAAGAGCAGAATGAACAGCTTTCTTCTCAGCTTCAACAAACGCAAACGTCTACTGCAGAGCAAAATCTCAAGATGCAGGAAACGTACAGCGGTGAGTTTGCCACTCGCGTGGAGACTCAAGCTGAAGCAGCCAAAAGAAACTTAAAAACTGCGTATGAGTCTGGTGACCCGGATGCTATGGCAGAGGCTCAGCAGTTGCTTGCAAAAGCTGAAGCTGATCGCAATGCACTGGCCCAGTATCAACGTGACCTTGAGCAGTACAAAGTTGACTACGCTGCTTGGCTTGAACAACAAGAAGCTGATGCTGAGTATCAAGAGCAACAAGCGGCTCAGCAACAACCTGCATATCAAGAACCTACATATCAAGAGCCATCACCAAAGGCTCAAAACTGGGCTTCTGCTAATGAATGGTTTGGCACAGACACTGTTATGACGAATGTCGCTTTTGCCATACATAACGACCTTATACAGAGCGGTGTTGACTTAGAGTCTGATGAATACTACGCTCAAATTGATTCCCGTATGCGGCAAGAACTGCCACATAAATTTAACGGGCAAACTAACGCGAGAGGCAACACCAACGTCCAAACCGTTGTCTCTGGATCGCGCACGACTGGAAGTGGACGCAATCAAAACTCTCGTAGAGTTGAACTGAATCCAAGTGAACAAGCATTAGCAAGGAAGCTTGGAGTACCGTTCAAAGAATACGCAAAACAGAAAATGAGGTTACAAAATTCATGAGCGAAGAAACAACAGTACCAGGTTCTGATAGAACCCCACGACGTGCTTCTTCACGGTCTTCAAAGGCCGCAAGAAAACCATGGACTCCACCTCAAGTATTGGAAACTCCAGAGGCTCCTGAAGGGATGCGGTATCGTTGGGTGCGAACCCACATACGGGGTGAAGCAGATAAGACCAACGTACACATGAGATTTCGTGAGGGTTACGAACCTGTACACCCAAGTGAAGTTTCAGGCTATGACTTGCCGGTTATCGATGATGGTAACCATGCAGGAACAGTCGGTGTCGGTGGTTTGATGCTTACCAAGATTCCAGAAGAGACTGTGGAAGAGCGAAATGCTTACTTTGCAAAACAGACCGATCAGCAAATGAATGCTGTAGATAACGATCTGATGCGCGAAGAACACCCTGCGATGCCAATCTCGAAAGAGAGAAAGACGCAGGTATCTTTTGGGCGGGGCAACAAATCAACGTAGCCTCATTTTGATTGTGTTTAACTAGGAGATTCAAAAATGGCAAATCAAGATGCCGCTTTTGGTATGCGTCCAGTGCGTATGGTGGGCGGTGCCCCCTATACGGGAGGACAAAGCCGATATCGAATCGCCGCTAACTATGGCACTGCTATCTTCCAAGGAGATATGGTTGCCCAAGTTACAGGTGGTACGGTAGAGGTTCACGCAGACGGAGGCACTGTGCCTATCGTTGGCGTATTTAACGGCTGTCAATACACTGACCCCACGACAAGTGAGCAAGTGTTCAGCAACTTTTACCCTGCAAGCACCAACGCTTCAGACATCATTGCGTTCATCATTGATGATCCAATGGTAGTTTATGAAGTGCAGGCTGATGCTGCATTCCCGATTGCTGATCTCTTCGGCAACTTCGATATCGTCTATACCAGTTCAGGAAGCACCGTAACAGGTATTTCTGGCGCTGAGCTTGAGGTATCAACGGGTGCAACAACTGCAGGATTGCCCATCAAGGCCATCGATATCTCTGGTGATCCAGAGAACTCAGATGTTGCTACGGCGAATACCAACGTACTCGTTGTTATTCAGAACTCAATATTCGGCCAAAAAGGCGCGGGCTTAGCATAGGAGGCTAACTAATGGCTATTTCAAGAGCACAATTAGCCAAAGAGCTAGAGCCTGGTCTCAACGCTTTATTTGGCATGGAATACGCTCGTTATGAAAACGAGCATGCTGAGATCTTTGAAACCGAATCTTCAGACCGAGCGTTTGAAGAAGAAGTTCTGATCGTAGGCTTTGGAAATGCACGCGATAAATCTGAAGGACAAAGCGTTGGTTACGACCAAGCTTCTGAAGGGTTTACTGCGCGCTACACGCACGAGACCGTGGCGCTGGCGTTTGCGCTCACCGAGGAAGCGGTTGAAGATAATTTGTATGACCGCCTTGGCGCACGTTATACAAAGGCGCTGGCTCGTAGCATGGCACACACCAAGCAGGTGAAAGCTGCTAACGTATTGAACAATGCGTTTAGCTCAAGCTTCTTAGGCGGTGACGGCAAGTCTCTTGTCGCTACTGATCACCCTCTTGCTGGTGGCGGCACGTTCTCAAACCGTCCTTCTGCGTTTTCAGATCTCAACGAAACTTCGTTAGAGAACGCATTGATCAGCATCTCGACTTTTGTTGATGATCGAAACATGATCTTGGCTCTGCAAGGAACCAAGCTGATTGTTCCTCCTCAACTTCAGTTCGTAGCGGATCGATTGTTGGAAACTCCCGGACGAGTAGAAACAGCTGACAACGACATCAACGCAATCAGGAACATGGGTCTGCTGCCTCAAGGCTATGCAGTCAACCACTTCTTGACTGACACTGATGCATTCTTTGTCATGACTGATGTGCCAGACGGCTTCAAGCACTTTGAGCGAAGCCCGATTGCCACTTCTATGGAAGGTGATTTCAACACTGGTAACGTGCGATACAAAGCCAGGGAGCGATAC